AGCTACAGATAGCCTAGAGCCAATTCCTGACTTTGTTCTATACCAAGACCAAGCTAATCAATTAGACACGCTGGCAAACCGCATAGATGGCTTTATTAATGCCTTGAAAGTACGGGGTGTTTATGATGCTGCCGAACCTGCCTTGTCCCGCCTATTCTCTGAGGGTGAGAACAATACCCTAATACCTGTTAAGAACTGGGCTGCTTTTGCTGAGAAACAAGGCATGAAAGGGGCTATTGACCTAGTAGATATAACTCCAATCGCCCAAGCCCTAACCATGTGCTATCAAGCAATGGAACAAGTTAAGGGTCAGATTTACGAGATTATGGGTATTGCTGACATTCAACGAGGTCAGACCGACCCCAATGAAACGCTTGGTGCTCAGATTATTAAGTCCAATAACGCTGCTGGTAGACTCAAAACCATGCAACACGCAGTCGTAGACTTTGCTACTGAACTCCTAAGTATTAAGGCTCAGATTATCTGTAGGCACTTTACTGACGATACGATTGTTAAGATTAGTGGTGCAATGCAACTAAGCCCACAAGACCAACAGTTAGTACCCCAAGCCTTACAACTATTAAAAGACGAACCCGCTAAGAATTTCCGTATTGAAGTCACTAGCGACTCAATGATTTACCAAGATGAGCAACAAGAGAAACAAGACAGAGTTGAGTTCTTAACGGCAGTTAGCCAGTTTATGAACCAAGCCTTGCCAGTAGCTACCCAAGCCCCCGAACTTACCCCATTACTGATGGAAATGTTAAAGTTTGGTGTCACAGCATTTAAGGCTGGTAAAGGCATGGAAGGGTTGATTGATGAAACTGCCGATGATTTTAGAAATAAGGCTAAAGCGATGGAAGGCCAACCTAAACCACCACCTATTGAGATTCAGAAACTCCAAATGCAGTCGCAGATGGAACAACAAAAAATGGCGGCAGAAACTCAAGCGAAACAAGCCGAGGCTCAGATTACTGCCCAACTTGAACAACAAAAGATGGCTGCTCATATTGAATTTGAGAAAGCTAAACAAGAATATCAGGCTCAAGAGAATCAACTTAAGTTCCAATTGGAAGAACAGCGTAATGCTCAAGACAGAGAGATGGAGATGAAGTTAGCTCAGATGAAGATGATGACTGAGCGTAACACCCAACTTCTATTGGCTTACATTAATAACGGGGCTAAGATTGAAACGGCTCGTATCTCTGCTGGCGTAGATTCAGGCGAGGGAATCGCTGAAGATTACACAATGGATGAGGATATGCTCAAGGTTCAAGAACATCCCCTAGCCCCTATAGCTAACGCTATTGCCCAAGGTAATCAAGACATGACTGCTACTTTAGGTGCTTTAATAGAACGATTAAGCCAACCTAAACAAGTCGTTAGAGGTCAAGACGGCAAAATAATCGGGGTACAGTAATGGCTATAACAGTCAAGCATAATAAAGTCAGCACAATACCTGACACAACCGATACAAGTTTAGTTCGTCCTAGTGATTGGAACGCTGACCATACCTTAGTTGGGACTATAGATGTAGCTAATGGTGGAACTGGGGCAAGCACCCTGACAGGTTATGTAAAGGGTAACGGCACAAGTGCAATGACGGCTGTTGCAACTGTACCAAGCACAGACATTACGGGTCTTGGCACAATGTCTACCCAAAACGCCACAGCAGTAGCCATCACAGGTGGCACAATCAATGGCACTACTATCGGTGCTACTACCCCATCATCTGTAAACGCTACTACGATTACAGGACAGACAGGAGTGTTAAGGGGAACTGGGCAGAATTTGTTGTTGCAATCGCAGGACTTTACTACTAGCTGGACAAACACGGCAACAACTGACACAGCAAATACGCAAATTGCACCTGACGGTACATTAACAGCAGACACATTAACAGCACAAGCAACCACTAATTTTCACGATTTAACACAAAGTATTGCGGTAAATAGCGCAAATAGAACATTATCTATTTTCCTTAAAAAAGGAACGCACGATTATTTTCAACTTTGTTTTTTAGGCGATGCAACTCCATTTGCTAATTTTGATTTAGGTCTTGGAGTTGTTGGAACAAAAGCAGCTTCAGTTACATCTTCTATTACATCTGTTGGTAATGATTGGTATCGTTGCACCGTAGAATACGCATCATCTACAGTTACATTTGTTAGTTTATGTATGGTTTCTTCTGCTTCTGCTGTTCGTAGAGAATCGTGGACTGCAACTGGAACAGAAACAGTATTTTTGTGGGGCGCACAGCTTGAACTAGGCTCAACAGCCAACACTTACATCCCCACAACCACTACAGCAATCTACGGAACTCCTACCCTATCCTTTAGTGGGGTATCTACTATTGGACTAGAGTCTAATGGTGCTTTATTTGTACAACCAGCAGGAACAGGAGCATTACAAGCACAAGCTACTACATCTTCTACAGCAGGTGGTAACGCTAGGGGTGCTAATGCTGTTGATTGGCAGACTGTTAGAAGTGCGGCTAGTCAAGTTGCAAGCGGTTCACAAGCATTTATTGGGGCTGGTAGAAGAAACACAGCAAGCGGAGAAGATTCTTTTGTTGGTGGTGGATTCCAAAATACAGCTAGTAGTTCGCAAGCCTCAGTTGTTAGTGGAGCAAGAAATAACGCATCAGGCGGTACAAGTTTTATTGGTTCAGGAAATGATAATACTGCTAACTTAACTTATGGTACTGTTGTTGGTGGGCAAAGTAATACAGCTAGTGGATATTTTGGTTTTGTTGGAAATGGGGCTAGTAATTCAACGACATCAAGTTCTGCTGTTACTACACAAGCAACGACAGCAGTTACAAGCGGTTCAACAGCAGTTACTTTGTCAGGTTCTAACGCTAACATTAAAGTAGGTCAGCTAGTTGTTGGAACAGGTATTACTTTTCCAACTACTTATGTTGCCGCCATATCAGGCACAAGTCTTACATTAAACCAAAACGCAACAGCTACAGGCACTCCAACTCTATCTTTCTTTACTCCTCATGGAGTAGTAGTAGGCGGTGGTAATAACCAAGCTACAGGTAGTTATTCATTTATCGGTGGTGGTGGTGATGCTGGTACTGCAGCTAATAGGAATGTGGCTAGTGGGGATTGGAGTTTTGTTGGTGGTGGTCGTGGAAATCAAGCTACTGGTGCTGGTTCTGTTGTTGCTGGTGGTGGTTGGGATGGTACAACTTTTACAGGAAACACTTCTTCTGGACTAGCTTCAGCAGTTTTAACTGGACTTGCAAATACAGCAAGTGGTTCTTATTCTGTTGTTCTTGGTGGAAATGCAAATACCGCTACTGGAAATAATTCATCTGTTTTAAGTGGTGCTTATGGAACAAGCAGAGGTTTAGTAGGAAATACTACATTTGCCGCTTCTAATTCACCTGTTGCTGTTCTTGTTGGTGCGTCACAATCTTCATTATTAGTTTTGGGAAAACAAACTACAGACGCAACACCTACTGCTCTTTGTTCTAACGGAAATGCCGCAGGAACAACAAACCAAGTAATCCTCCCAAACAATAGTGCTTACTTCTTTAGAGGTGAGGTGGTATCAGGAAAGACTGCTGCTGGAGATACTAAAGGCTGGACTATTGAAGGTGTAATTAAACGAGGTGCTAATGCGGCATCTACGGCTTTAGTTGGAGTTCCTACAGTAACCTCTACCTATGCAGATTTGGGCGCAGCAACATGGGATATTGCAGTAACAGCCGATACGACCAATGGTGGATTACGAGTTACCTTTACAGGGCAAGCGGCAACGACTATTCGTACAGTTTGCCAAATCCGCACAACCGAAATGACTTACTAAGGAGAAATCATGGCATTAAAGCTCGCAGTTCAAACCCAATTTGGCGTACCAGCCCCACAAGCCTACGCTAGAATCACTAACTTCTTTGGCACTAAAGACCAAATCCAAGTCCAAGTCGCTATTCATTATGACGAGTCGGCAAGGCATAGCAACATGGCTACAGTCAAAGAAAACGCACATTACATCAATATGGAAGATTTAAAGGGCGACTTAATCCCAGCCATATATGAGGTTCTAAAGACTTTTAGTGATTACGAAGGCGCAGAGGACTGCTGATGGCTTTTGCAGACCAATATGTCGTATATGGATATTGGGATACAGGATATTGTGTAGGTGATGTAACCCCTACAGAGGCAAGCGCATCTATAGATGGTGTTTGTTCTGTAGTTAGTAGCGCGATTAGACTTCGGCTTGCTGATGCTAGTATTACTAGTACAGTTTCAGTAAACTCAAGTTGTATCAGAATAAGAGACTTTAGTGGTTCTATATCTGCTAGTGCAACAATAACAGCAAATGCAATTAGACAAAGACTAGCAAACTGTGAAATTCTATGTGTAACGACAGTTAGTACACTTGGTAATGTAGACTTTTCTGGCAACGCTAGTGTTAACGCATTGGCTAACATAGCGTGTTATGCAAACGCAGTATTTTCTGCTTTAGGTTCTGTTTCTAACACTTCTACAGTAAGTTGCCTAGGCAGAATATTAGGCGATAATTGGACAGGCGAGACAGCAGGAACAGAGGCTTGGACAGGTATAGCACCTAGTACGACAGTTTGGACAGTATCATCGGTAGGCTCAGAGCCTTGGACAGGAACAACACCAACATCGACTACTTGGACTACAAGTTCTGGTAGTAATAATTCATGGGTAAATAATTAATGGCAATCAGCAGAATAACATTCGGAGAATGGACACCAGATCAGCCAGGCATTACTAATGGTCTTAGGAGAGCAGAGAATGTTTACTCTAAACTCGTTGGGTATGGTGCTTTGCCTACAGTAGTAGATTACTCGGCTGCTGCATCTGAGAACCTAAACAATGTAGTTGCAGGAAAAACAACGGCAGGAGCTACGATTGTATTTGCTGGTGGTTCTACAAAGTTATTTAAGTTAGATTCTGCGGATTTGTCTTTAGACAATGTGTCAAAATCTGGCAACTATACGACACCTACAGATCAACGATGGAAGTTTACGCAATTTGGTAATGTCATTGTTGCAGCTAACGGATTCGATAGATTACAAGGATATAACCTAAATACTTCTACATTGTTTGATAACTTAGCAGCAGATGCACCAGAAGCACGATATGTAACAGTAGTGCGAGACTTTGTAGTGTCTGGCTATCAATCTAGTTATCCAAATAGAGTGCAATGGTCAGCATTGGGAGACGAGTCCTCTTGGACAGCATCAGCAACTACACAGGCAGACTTTCAAGATATACCCGATGGTGGTTCTGTAGTCGGTGTTACAGGTGGTGAATTTGGTCTAGTCTTTATGGATCGAGCAATCCATCGTATGTCTTATGTTGGTAGCCCATTGGTATTCCAATTCGACAACATTAGTCGTAACTTAGGATGTTATGAGGCTAACTCGATTATTCAGTATGGTGGCACATCGTTCTTCTTAGGCGACGATGGATTCTATGCTTGTGATGGTCAAAATGTAGTGCCAATCGGTAGCGAAAAAGTAAACAGATTCTTCTTTGATAATGTAGAAGAAAGCACTTTGTACCTTATGTCGGCTGCGGTAGACCCAATCAAGAAACTTATTATTTGGGCATACGCATCCAATAGTTCTTCTACACCTGATAGCTTGTTAATCTACAACTATCAAACACAGCGTTGGACAAGTGGTACGACTACTGTAGACAGAATTGCATCTACATCTACTCCTGCCGTTACTTTAGAGGGCATGGATGTCTATGGAAACCTAGATACCATCCTTACAACCTTCGATAGCCGACTTTGGCTTGGTGGCAGACTACTGTTAGGTGGTGTAGATGGTGCAAAGATTGTTACCTTCTCTGGTGCTAACGCTACAGCGTATCTAGAAACAGGCGATATAGAAGTGCCTGGTGCTACTTCCTCTATCACAATGGTTAAGCCTATCGTAGATGATGGATCTGGAAGCGTTGCATTGCTATCTCGTAGGCTTTTAACAGAGTCCACAGTATTTGGTTCACAAACAGCAGCAAACAGCGAAAATAGAGTGTCTGTGCGTGGTATTGGTCGCTATCATCGTCTACAATTAACCCCTACAGGTAGTTGGACATCCGCAGTTGGAATGGACATCGATTTAAGCCCTCTAGGAACTAGATAATGTTTAGAGCATTACCCCCATTTGGTAGCGATCCTCGTGGAGTAGCCGAGGTAGTCAATGGGATTATGAATGGTAAGACTAACAATACAGGGTCGGTAACTCTAGCGACAGGTGGTGCAAGCACTACAACCTTAACAGATGCTCGTATTGGTGTAGATTCAGTCATATTGTTGATGGCAACAGACGATACATCATCTACAGCGTATTACCCTTATTTAGCGGTACAAGACGATACAGATCAAGCAGCAACGACAACTACAGCAGCCAATATTATGTCGTTTAGCACTACAGACTATGCATTAGGTGCAAGTCTAGTAACTAGTACGAAACTAACAGCAGGTTACTCTGGACTCTACAACATTCAGTTTAGTGTGCAGTTTAAAAGCACAGTTAATGATCCTGAGTTTGTAGATGTATGGTTTAGAAAAAATGGTACTAATGTAGCAGCATCAAACAGTAAATTTGGTATCTCACAAAGAAAAAGTGCAGGCATTCCAAGTCATATGATTGGCTCATTAAACTTCTTTATTGGTTTAGAAAAA